CTCTTCTTGAGAGGCTTCCTGGCGAAGTCGCGGAGCTTCTTCTCGGACATCCCGGTCTGCGTTCTCTTCCCAGATCGGAGCCTGTCTAAATCGGCTCCCATGAGGCGGCGCTGCTTCTCGGACGTTGCAGGCAAAGTCAAAGTCCTCGTGCAGGCAGGATACAAATCTTTCTAGGAGGGCTGTCAAGCGGATAAATGGTTGCGTACCAGGCTTCAATCCACTAAGATACCGTCATGCCGACAGGCGTTTACCCACGCAAGCCCCGGCCACCACAGGATCCCATGCCGCGGTTCTGGGCCAGCGTCCACAAAGCACGAGACGGCTGCTGGCTCTGGCGGAACGGAAGCAAGCGGGGCTACGGCGGCTTCTGGTTCGTAGACAAGACGATCCTCGCACACCGCTTCGCTTATGAACACTTAGTCGGGCCAATCCCGAAGGACCTGTGGGTCCTTCACCACTGTGACCAGCCCCGTTGCGTCCGCCCAGACCATCTTTTTCTTGGAACAGTCCTCGACAACGTGCGAGACGCGATCAGGAAGAATCGCTGGAACTATGAGCGTCGGACCAGTAAGAATTACGTCCGGGGAGAACAGAACCACAAAGCCAAGCTGAACGAGAGAAAGGTCAGGACCATTCGGGCACAGGCCAACCACGTTTCACAGGCAAAGCTGGCGTTCCGGTTCAAGGTGACAAAATACGCCGTTTTCTCAGTCATACACAGGCTGACTTGGCGCCACGTCGCCTAGGACTCAGTGATTGTGGTCCTCCCATCACTCTTCTGTTCCAGGCTCGGAGGCTCCTGCCCCGTGGCCTTCCTCCCACTTGGGCTCACGGTCTGCCCGATCCCAAGCTGCTTCTGAGCGATGAGACGCTCCGTGATCGTGATGGGCTCCCGGACGATCATGGGGGGAGGGGCGGGTGGGAGAGGCTGACCAGTCTGAGGATCTTTCTGCATCTCGGGCTTGTAGTCGGGGTCCGGGAGCGGGACCGCGGGTGGGCGGCCGACGTTCGGGACCTCCAGGCGCTCGAGGAGCGTCCAGAAGTCGACGTAGCCCTGGCGGGAGAGCTGCATGTACTTCATCTGCTCTTCCTGAGAGTGCATGGACAGCATCGAGTTGGGCTTGATGTAGAAGGCGAAGAGCTTGTGGAAGTGCTGGGCGCGCTCGTCTCGAGAGCGCTTCTTGTCCAGCTCGGGCACGTAGCCGTCGTCACCCTCAGCCATGGACGGGATGAGGTTCCCAGGGTCGAAGTCGAAGTCCTGGAGCTGTTGCCCCGCGTCCCCAAGGATGAGGATCCTCTTCTCCTGGGTGTAGTACTGGAACATATTGACCTTGACCATCTCGGCCATCTCGCGGAGGAAGACCTCCATGAGCCGTCCTTCGAGCCGAAGACCCGGGGTGAGCGCTTGGTAGTACTTCTCGATCGTGTCGGCCGAGGGCATCTGCCTGAGCGACATGAGCTGCTGAAGATTGGCCATCTCGGTCATGTCGTCGAACTGGTTGAGGAGGAGGTTCGTAAACTCGAAGGCCCACTGTGGCAGGACGGGGGTGTCAGCCAGCTTCACGCCCTGACCGAGCGTCGGGTTGACCTTCAACTTGTAGTTGGGGACGCGCGAGTCGAACCGCTTGTAGACCCCCTCGGGGATGGCCTTGGCGTCGAAGATGAGCCCCCGGTTCACTGCCTGAGAGAACGCTGTCAGGATGTTGTTGATGATCCCGTTGATCCCGTCCTGCATCGGCTTCGTGTCGTTGGTGAGAGGGAGACCCAGGAAGTTCCACGGCCATGGGTCGAGCTTCATCCGGATGATCGGGAACATGCCGTGCCAGAAGGGGTTGGGACCATCGAAGGTGATCGCCTTCTCGGTCGCCACGATGAGCCGGCCACGCGGGTAGAGCTTCCCACCCGGCTCGACCTTGTAGGCGTAGTCGGTCCCAGGAAACCCCATGATGACCGCATTGGTGTTCTTGTTCCGCTGCCCATCCCTGAGCCAGACACGCACGACGCCCACCTCAGGGAAGAGGGAACCTGGACCCTTGGACGAGCGGAGCCCGTCGAGCGTGGAGACCGGAGTCGTCATCTTCGTGGTCCGCTTGAACCGAGTGAAGACGCGCGACCACAGTGAAGCCTCCGAAGGGGTGAAAGCCGAGGAGTCCATGTCCGGGTAGAACGACTGGAGGACCCCAGGAGAGTACGCTTCTCGAAGGATCACGCCCCGCCAGTCCTGGAGCGTGTCCGTCCTGGATGGACGGATGGCGAGCGTGTCCCGAGGGTCCCGAGCCAGAAGACGCGTGTCCCCATCATTATAGAAGGGATCGAACTCCACGACCATGTCCCCGGTCCCGAGTGTGAGAGCGTACTTGGCACACTCGGAGATCCGAAGGTCCACGAAGGAATTGAGCCACCAGACGAGGGTCAGGTTGTTGAGGAGGTGGGCTTGGGCGTCGAAGCGCGTGTTCTTCGTCTTGAACCCGAAGAGTGGCCGGATGTCGGTGAGTGCAGCCACGTGGGTGCGGATCGCCTTCTTCGTCCGGTTCACGACGACGTTCGGGAGGTACTGAGGACGGTTCGTCGAGAGCTGCTGCCCCAAGACGTAGTTCTGGTTCTGGTCCATCTTCGAGTAGACCGGGTCGGCCTCGTTGATGAGGTCGCCCTCTCGAACAGCCTCCTTGATCCAGTCGAGAATGCGGCGATCCTTGGGAGTGAAGAAGCCCTCTTCACCGGATCCGACAGCGCGTCCCATGAGACCGTCGATAAGGGGATCCTTGGGCATCAGTCCATCTCCTCAGCCAGCACAGCTAGTCCAGCCGCCAGCGCCCTCACTTGGTTCTGGTCCAAGAACGTGACCGCCGACTTGTACTTGGGTGGACCCTGCCCATACCAGTCATGCACTGTCAGCGCCAAGAGCGCCTGGTCCGTACCGAACGCTGCTGAGTAGCGACCACGAAGCACGTGACTTGGTACCATCAGTCAGTCTCCTCTGAGACGCTTGACGACTGGGTGGACAGTCCTGTCCCTGGCCTCCCGGGAGAATCCGCCTCGGATGTTCCCCCGCTTGGGAGTTGGGACTTGGGGTGAGCGGCCGAACGTGTTCACGTCGTAGTTGGACTGGTCTTGATGGAACGCGCGGAAGCGGATAGGTGCCTGACCCTCCTCGTTCCTGGCCCTGTCCTCGGACGCGCGCTCGATCCTACCCGCATCTTGAATCGAGTTGACCATCTGCCCCTCGTGCTCGAAGGCGGGGAAGATGCGGTGCGCTCGTGGGGGGCCATGACGGGAAGGGTCCCCACTACAGGCCGGGAAGTCTCCGATCTGGATGTCCGCGCCACAGAAGGGGCACATATAGGGACCGGGTTCCAGAAGGATGACGGAGCGGTGGCCGATCAGGAGTGTTGGTTCAAGCACTGGGACTACCCTGCAAGGTCAAAGAACTGCTCCTCCATCCCTCGGACGATAGCACGAGCCGACTCCTCCACGGTCTTCCTGTTCCGTGTCGCATAGTTCTTGATCTGCTCCCACTGCCGTGTTGTGAACTCCACCCGAATCCCACCGATCTCGAGGTCTGCAAGCTCTCGGACGCGTCCAAGGATGTCGGCGCCACTGGAAAGGAAGCCTCCAGGAAGGAGAACTTCCAAGCCCTCCCGCGACACCGAATCCACGACCACGATCCGGTCCATCGGGGCGATCTTCTGGAACCGATCGAGCTGGGACACGATCAGGTCTTGTACGGAGGCTTGCCTCCCACGCCCCATGAGGGCGTCCGCGTGGGACAAGTAGACATCGTAGAGGCCGTCGGGGATCTGAAGAGTGACCTTCATGCCTGCACCCTCAGCGGTGGAAGCTCGATGAGACGATTCGCGTGGCAGGTCCCACAGTAGACAAGACCATCCGGCCTCTCCATCCGCCACGTGACTGGGTGAGCACAGTCCTGGTGTGCGAGGATCCCCAATTTCTTCCAGAAGTTAGGATCCCGCCTCCTCTTGAGCCTCTTCACCTTTTCCTCCACTGTCCCAGACCGCCTCCAGAGGAGATGCCGTAGACCACCATCATCCGCAGCTCTTTGGAAGGACGGTAGAACATATTCTTCTGAATCCACTCGGCCTGACAGTCCTCCTCCCAGTCGAGGAAAAGCTCGCCAGACAAGACGCCGTCCTTGTCCGAGACGACGAGGAGGGGACGCTCGAGGAGCGGGTCGTCATGAATCCGGAGGAGCACGACCTCGCCAACGTGGGACCTCTTGCTCATTAGTACCACCCCTCCTGCACCGAGTAGGGATCTTGCTTTCCCGAGACCTCATGCGCTCCCGCGTCAGAGTTCTGGAAGTCCAACCGGACCCCGGTCTTGGAGAGGAGCGCCTTCTTCCTCAGCTCTTCCTCAGCCAGCCGGCGGCGCCGCTCCGAGAGAGGCTCGGACTCCAAGAGGCGCGTCTGGGTCGCGACCTCGACGGAGATGGCTCCCGCCATGAGACAGTCGTCGTGTGCCCCTGCGGCCGCCTCGGCCTCCCAAGCGGCTCCGACCGAGATGAAGTCGCGCATCTCTTCCATGGTGAGTGGGGAGTTGATCCGGTAGTCTGGAAGGCCGGTGCGCGGGTCCTCGATGGTCACGGCACGGTGATAACGGGCGAGCATCCGGGCGCGGGTCCTCGTGGTGGTGTACCACCCGTAAGCCTTCGTATAGCGAGCGCGCGGGTCCCTGGCGTCCTCGTGCTGCCAGATGTAGAGGTTGTCGTAGCCGCAGTGATGCTGAAGCTCGGACTGGGTGGCGAGTCCCTGCCCGTTGCACTCGACGGCCACGAGGGCTCCAAGGTCGTCGTCGTCGTGGTAGAAGCGTGCAACAGGGTCCACGTAGTAGGCCAGCTCGATCGGGTCCACCGAGTCCGAGACGAACTGGGCGACCTGCTCCTCAGGCTCGGTGAGGGTTCCGATCCGTAGGACGTCGATCACGGAGCGGTCGAGCCCCATTCCCGAGGAGACATCCACCGAGACGATGTAGGAGCAGCCACGCTTCTGAACCTCCCAGACGAGGAGCTTATCCATGAGGCTCTCGAGATAGTCGGGGTGGTCGGCCTCGGTGGAAGCGTTCCAGCGCTCACGTGGGATGACGTTGAAGCCGTACCCAGGCGGGATGGAGATGGGCTCAGGCTGAGAGACGAGATGCTGCTGAGGTAGCTCAGGCATTCCCTATCCTCTGCGAGACGGGAGGCCCACAGCAGTCGGGACGGCTCCCGAAGAACATCTCCATGGCCGCCTCGGAGGCGCGGACAGCGTACCGGCCCTCACAGCCGGTACAGAACCAGTGCCCACAGAAGGAGCAGTACTGGACCGGCCGCGACTCGCGGCAGACGTGGCACTTGCCCTCACCACGCAAGAGATCATCCCTTCTTGCCGAGCAGCTCCAACCGCTTCACCTTCCAGAGATTCGTCAGGAAGCGGACGAGGAAGACCCCTGCCGCGGCGACGATGACAGGGAGACCGAGACTCTGAAGCTCATGGGCCTCGTCGATGAGCGGCAGGACGAAGTCGACGCCGGCTACAAGAGCCGTGATCCCCACGGCGACGGCAATGCCGAGGGCTGCTTCCCCTGTTCCCTGCGCCGCTTTGGCAGCGCCCTTCTTGACCGAGTACGTCTGCGGCTTGGGCGACATGGATGCCTCCTTGCGCTGAGCGAGCCAACCGGAGATGAACACCCACCCGAAGAGGACCGCCGTGACGAGCACTATCCACCCGGGTAGGAACGGCGGGACGAAGAAGTGCAAGAGGAGGACCACGAAGAAAAGGATCCCCACGATGCGCTTCCATGTGTTGTCGTAGAACGTCCAGATCGTCTGGGAGAGGGTCGTCTGCTTCAAGATGATGGCGAGGATCTCCAGACCAGCGACGACGAGGCCCACGATGAGCCAGAGGGTGCCCCAGAAAGGGTCGTAGCCGGCTGCCATGTTCATGGCCTCGGGACCCTCGCACACTGGAATCCTGCGGTCGTGCAGACGTCGATATAGGAGCAGGATGGTGCGTCCCGACACTTCGCCCCTGCGCTGCTCGGGAGGCAGCACCGCGCACGGGAGGGGTTGTCTCCCTTGATGACGAGCCGCCCGTCGGTCCGCCAGAGGGGATCCCCCCCGACCACCAAGCGCTCGCACGCCACACGATCCTTGAACTCGCAGCCAGGGCCGGAGCAGTCGGGACGGACAGCACAGAACGAGCGGCCATCGGTGAAGCCCACGGCGGCGCAGTAGGCCACGTCAGGACCGACGATCGGGGTGGAGTCGCACCAGGGCGTCCCGCACTTCAGGTTGAAGTGATGGAGCGCCGGGGGAAGAGGAAGCCCACAGTCCCCAGGGGGAGGCACCGGGGTGTCATAAGACCACACGCTCCTCTCAGGCCGGCCTGTGTACCCCCCGTCTCTTGAAGAGACAGCATGGTAGCCCTCATAGAGCCCGTCGTCCGCCTTGATGACGACCTCGTCGTCCCAAGGTCCCGCGGCGCATCCACCAGCAGCGTTGACAGCCTCGGCCAAGAGAGCGAGCGTCTCCAACCAAGGCTGACCTGTCCGGTCCCCGACGGCGCCCTTCGCTGCTTCGAGCTGGTGGCGCGTCCTGAAGTTCCTGCTCCCAGGGTCCTGGGGGTGAGCCGTGGAGTTGTCGACGAACACCCAGCCCGGGTCCTCGGAATGCGGGACCTCACAGGCCGGTGCAGGAGTGGGCGTAGGCGTCGGAGCAGGGTCTGGATCCGGAGCGTCCGTCGTGAAGAGGACGGTCACGAGGAAGTGGCAGCGCGCGGAGAGGGACCCGGAAACCGCGTTGGACGCCGTAACCCGACAGGCAAGATCCACCGTGAGCTGCGTGACCGGGGGACCCCGATACCACTGCTGCTGGAAGGGCCGATAGAGACCAGCAAGACCCAGCTCCTTGTGAGGAGACCGGCGGTGAAGGACTCGACCCTGCTGATCGTAGACGGCCACGACCGACTCCAGCGTGTCCCCTCGATCATACGCCGCGAAGGAATCGACACGGTCCACGGAGAGAGGCCCGGGAAGAGCGACGATGCTCCTCCGCGTGAAGACGAAGTCCTCCGACCCCCCCTGAACGGTGACCGGCATGTCGGACCAGGAGATTTCGAGCTGGGTGCCGCCACGCCAGAGGAGATCAGGTGTGACTTGTGGGACAGCGTCGGAGCGGAGAAGAGTGAGGAGCGTCTCCTGTGCCGTGGCGAGTGGGCAGAGGAGGAGCAGGGCGAGGACGGTAGTGAAGAGCTTCAAGGGGTAGCCTCCTCCCTTGCATACGCCAACCGGTTCGGGCTGCCAGGACCAAGCCCACTGAGGACGTCCTTCGTGGAGCGGGCGATGATCTTTTCAGCAACCTCGGCTGGAGTAGCGTTCGGGGCGCGCGCGAGGGTGAGAGCAGCAATGCCTGTAGCGTGGGGCGCTGACATACTCGTCCCGTTCTTGCTCCCTCCTATTGATCTGATTCCCACACCCGGAGCGTAGAGATCGACAACCTCGCCGTGGTTCGAGAAGGATGCTTCTCGATCCTTGTCGTCTGAAGCACCGATGGTGATGGCTTGCACCACGCGAGCGGGACTGGATCCCGCCGCGTCCGCGTTGGAGTTCCCTGCCGCAGCGACGAACGTGGCCCCGGAGGCGATCACTTTACAGACCGCGTCGTCGAGGACCGGAGAGGCGCCGCCACCCCAGCTCGCGTTCACGACCTTCCCGAGGGCAGCCGGACCTGGATCGTGGGCCGCAATCCACTCGAGAGAGCGGATCGCATCGGTGTCGCTCCCAGACCCGTTCTTGTCGAGGAAGCGGACAGAGTGGATGGTGCAGTCGCGACAGACTCCGAAGCTCGACCCAGCAGCAGTACCGGCGACATGTTTCCCATGACCCGTGCCCTGCGGATCGTCGGAGCACCCAGCGAAGATAATCGTGGAGAAGCAATCCTCGGACAGCCGATCTCCAAACTCGGGGTGCGGCGCGACTCCTGTGTCATTGATGTAAACGTGGACCCCTTCTCCCCCGGTCCCGGGGTCGAAGACACCGTCCAGGGGAAGCGTTCTCTGATCGATCCGGTCGAGGCCCCAGCTCTTCACATCGAAGGTCTCGACTCTTCCCTCCTGCTGGACGTACTTGACGCGCGGATCGGCAAGCGTGGCAAGGAGGTTACGCACGTCCATCTTGGCGGAGAAGCCCCCAACGAGGCCGAGCGTCTGAACGCTCGTCAGCCCTTTGAAGCTGGACGACGGGCTCTGCAAGACGGCCGCCGAGGCAGGCTTGAGAACCACGATGTAGCGGTCAGGAATGGGATTCTTGACCAGGACGAGGCCCGCGAGCGCCGGGGGGTTCTCACAGTTGTAGGGTCCACTTCCCCCAGGGTCCGGCATACAAGCCGGATCGGGGTTGTCCGGACACGGGTCGATGATGTCGGGGATTCCATCCCCATCACCGTCGGGAAGGCCCGGGATTCCTCCACAGCTCGGCAGGATGACGAGCAGCGGGAGTAGCAGGGCAAGAGCAGTCTTCTTCATTGAGACACCTCCACTTGAAGATGGTCGTGGTCGTCCTCACGGACGAGGCGTAATCCGAGGCGGCGCGCGAAGCTCTTGGCGCGTCCCAGCGGGACAGGTTCATCATAGACGACATCGGCCCCAAGCCAGACGAGATGAAAAGAGTTCGAGGCACCACCCACGTCGGCATTGTGCTTGGCCGTCCGTCCCCAAGAGCTGACCGACCCGCGGGTGGCAGCGCAGTAGGCGATGAGTACCGAGGCGAACTCGACAGGGCTGAAGATTCTAGCCACTGCGCGTCACCTCCCGCATGGGTACGATCTCGAGCTGACCGAGGAGTGGACGAGCCTGATCCCGAATCCTTTGCTGGACTGAAGCCTTGAAGACCGAGCGCCCAGAGTGCTGGAAGCACTCGTCGTCGGTCACCGAGCCGAACTCCTCGATGAAGGTCTTCAGGTCGTCCTCTGCCTCGTAAGACTCGCGTGTCACCTCGTACCAGTAGAGCTGATCCTTGGTGAGCGAGTACTCCTTTCCAAGATAGGACGGGGAAGTCTCTTCACAGTGCTTCGCATGGGCAAGACTGCTCGTGCTGGGGGACCAGTTCACTGGAGGGGGGATGGAGTATCGAGGCTCCACGTACCACGGAATGAAGATGTTGACCTTGAACCTTGTCTTGTCCTCCAGCGATGCCTTCCAATGCGAGTGCCACCAGTTGTGCCGGCCCTTCGCGGTGGACTCGAAGAACGCGAAGGTCGTGGGGAGCCGGTGGAGCGTCGGGAGCAAGGAGCCGCGAATCTGGCCGATCTGGACGGCTTCCCACGTCGAGAGTTCTGAGAGGTGGACGAATCCCAGGGTCTTCCCTCGACCGAGCTGACCCCTCTTCCCCTCGGTTCCACGTGTGGACTTCCCAGATCCCACCCAGATATGGCACTCGGTGTCGAGCTTCATCTCCCCGTTCTTCACGTGCTCGACGACCTTCGGAGCGAGCCACCAGGGGAGGTTCTCCACGATTCTCTCAAAGATGTCGAACATGAAGGCCGAGGTGTTAGGATCGTCCGCGGCGATGAGCCCGAAGAGGTGCTCCTCGGTGGTCGTGCGGTAGGCCGCGACCGCTTCAGCGAAGGTGCTCCCGCCCACCTGGCGGGCGCCCTTTAAGAGGTTGCAGAGGATCCCGTCGTGAAGACCCCCGTCACGGACCTGAAGCTCGGCGTCGGCGAGGCCCTTCAAGATGAAGCTCTGGGTATCGAGGAAAGGGAACATCCTCCCCAGACGAGCGCCCGCGAGGTTGATCATCGCGTAGCGCGTGGCCCAGTACTCGAAGGAGGACTGGACCAGGAGACGCTCGTTCACCACGAAGCACGCCTCCTCGTCGTCCAGCTCTCTCCGCTTGTTCCCCTTCCCGTCCACTGCTTCCTCGAGTCGATGAACCATCACGTCCACCTCGTCGATGGAGTGCGACTGGACAGTGAAGCCCGGCTCGAAGGCGTCCTCCAGCTTCCGGAGCTTCTCAGCACAGACTTCAGGATGGAACAAGGGAGAGCCTACTCTAGGCAGCCGTGGAGCCCACCATTGGGTCGGGCGGACATCTAGTCCTCCTCGGACTCAGGATCACGAGGAGTAAGATCAAGTCCCATGTGCAGCTCGGTCTGCTCCTCGGGGATAGGAGGGAGGTGCTGGGGCGCGCCCTGCTTCTCGGGCGCTTCCTTTTCGATGGTGTCGCTCAGAATCTCCACCTGTGGGCGACCGAGTTCCGCCGCCATCTCTTCTCCCTGTCCATTGAAGATGTCCTGAAGCACCTCGACGAAGGCAACGAGGAGAGGGTCTTCTCTCTTCTCCGCCTCGATCTTCAAGTTTGCGAGACGCTTGGCTAGCTCATTTCCCATTTTCCGTACCCTCCCCTTCTT